TTTCTCTCACTATTGCCTTGTCGTATTTGGCTTGAAGCTTCGGAAGTGCTTTTTCCATTAGCTTTCTCCTTTATAAAGTTCTCTACTGAAACAACAGTAGAATTGGGATGGAATACCACCCCAAAATCTTTATAAACTTGTTTTAGCAAATTAAATGACTTATTTCTAGTGTTAATTGCGTATATTAATTTAGGCATTATATCTCCTCTATTTCTGTTTCGTTAATTTGATTATTACCTAGAAAAGCAAATTTTCTAAAACAATTAGCAGTATAAATTTTAGCTTTATCGTCAAAAACAACTGTAGTTATTTTCGTTGCACTAAATTTATCTTTAAAAGTTTTGACAACTTTTGCTTTAATTGGGTCTGTACTTTTTATTGGTTTTTTCATTATGCTCTCTCCTTTATAAGTTTAGGTTTAGATATTACTGTCACAGGTTTAAGAACAGAATCAAATCCATCTGTCCAAGCAACATCTTTTTCAGATTTAGTATGTCTCTTGATTGTAGCTGTCACAGTAATTTTGTCTCCAACTTTAAATTTAGAATCATATTCTGAATTAAGTTGTTTTGAGTTTCCAAAGTAAATTAAACTATTGTCATCAGCATCTTTAAACTTGTGTACCATACAAACTCCATAGTCTCCATCAAATCCAAAGATTTCTGTAATTGTAAGTTTTAAATCTAAAATATCTCCAACTTCTCCAACAAAAGAATATTTAGCTTTAGCTTCTGCAATAGCTTTTTCTGTTTTTACTTTTCTGATGTGAGAACAATAATCTAAAATATGTTGATGAGAATATATCTCAATAGGTTTGAAATTTTTAGATACATTCCATTTGTCTCTGTTCCAAATGTAAGTTGAAAGTTTATTGCCCTCTTGAAAAAAATCAGGGTCATTTTTTTTGATAAGATCAACTGCTAATTTTTTTGCAGTATCATAATTTGTAGAGAGAGTTCTTACGAACTCCTCTCCACAATTTAAAATGTAAAACACACTATCAGCACCTTTAGAGATGTGATAGCTGTGTGGGATTTTAGGATTATACATTATGCTCTCTGCTTTCCATCAAAATAATAAATGTAGTCTTTCCAATTAAGACCAGCATCTTTTAATGATTTTTTTATTTTCTTACCACATTCAGACCCAACAAAATAACAACCCATATCTGCTCCTCGCAAATTTTTTTCTAAATGGTCGTGGTCTTTTTTATGAACTAGCATAAGTGGATTAGTATAACCTCTAGTGATATAACCTTTACCTGTTTGTGTATTCATACCTTTATTACAAATACAACATTGTTCATCAAATTTATGAATAGGTGCATTTTGAAAAGCAACATCATTTCTTTCCCACATCTCATGTCCACCATAATCAACATTAGCATTAAACCATTCAATATGTTCATCAGACACTAAAGTATTTTCTTTTATTTCTTTTGTCATTATGCTCTCTCCTTTAAAATTTTAGTTGGGTTTGTAATTTTTAATTTATGATTATCTAAAATATCTTGATCTAAATAGTCATACCATAATAATTCAATAGTTTTTTTAATTTCACACCCTGAAACATCTAAACCATTAAATCT